AGCGACTGGCAGGTCGGGCAGCTCGGTCAAGCCGGGGCAGTACTGCACGCTGGCGCGGGTAGCGACTGGCAGGTCGCCAATGCGGATCAGATTGGGGCAGTTATACACGTCAACGCGGGTAGCGACTGGCAGGTCGGGCAGCTCGGTCAAGCCGGGGCAGTTTTCCACGTAAACGTGGGCCAGCGTCATGTGGTTTTCCGGCGTAATGCCAAAGCGGGCAAGGATTGCCCAGTCGGCTTCGGTCGGGGTGGTCATGTCTGGTCTCCTTTTCTGTGTTCTTTCCCTCACCATATTCACGCGCCGTGAATGTGTCTAGCGGAAAAATAACAAAAAATGACGTTGACGCCTTCACCCGGCGTGAATAGTGTTGCCGCATGACAGATGCACAACATATCGCACAGGCCCTGACGCAGCGCAGGATCGCGCAAGCGGTCGGCGTTGTCCCCTCGGCGGTGAACAACCAGGTCAAGCGGGGCGTTTTTCCTGCTGCGTGGTATCTCACCGTTGCCGATCTTTGCCAGCGCGAAGGCATTGACTGCCCGCATAGCGCCTTTAACTTCAAGGCTCCGGCGGGATGACCGCCGCGAAAGTTTCTCCCCACCGCGCCGATGGTCTGTCCGGCGCGGCAACTTGCGGGGCCGCCATTCCTCCCGGTGGCCCCGTCTTTTCTTCCCATTCCGCTGCGGTCCCACATGCTGCACCGGATAGCGCTCGCGCCCTGTGTCTCGCGGCGCAGGGAGCGGGCGCGACCTATGCCGCCGCGCCAGCCCATGTGCGGGCGTTCATCGCTCAGGGCCTGCGGAATATGGCGGGGCGGACATGAAGGTTCTAGTCGCTTGCGAATACTCGGGCCGTATCCGAGACGCCTTCATCGCCCGTGGTCACGACGCAATCTCTTGTGACCTCCTGCCCAGCGAAGCGCCCGGACCGCATGTGCAAGGTGACGTGTTGTTGATGTTGCGAGAGCCATGGGATTTGGTGATCGCGCACCCTCCTTGCACCCGTCTTTGCAATAGCGGTGTGCGCTGGCTTGCGGAGCGCGATCTATGGGATGATATGCGCGAAGCGGCGGCGTTTTTTTTGGAATGCCTCAACGCCAATGCGCCCCGCGTGGCCGTCGAAAACCCCGTGATGCACCGCTACGCCCGAGAGATTGTCGGACGGCGCGCTGATTTTAGCGTCCAACCGTGGCAATTCGGCGACCCAGCAAAAAAGCGCACATGCTTCTGGACGCGCGGACTTGCTCCGCTTGTGCCGACTTCGACCATGACTGCGGCGGATGCTCGGGCAGACTGTCACCTTGCAAGCCCTGGTCCTGACCGCTGGAAAGAACGGAGCCGCACATATCCGGGCATTGCGAACGCGATTGCCGCGCAATGGGGGCGGCGGTGAAACCTCACCTCTGCGCTTTCTGCGGCAAGCCTGCGAGCTAGCGCAACCAATCCTCCAAAGCTTGCCACGCCCCCTCCCATCCAAGCGCAACGCACGCAAAAGCCCCGGCATTCTGCGCCGCTGTCAGGTATTCAATCTGACCCGGCTGCCAGCGGCTTTTGGTGTGGTCCTGCCTCTTGATCTCGCACACAAACGCCACGCGGGCCGGAATAATCACGTCAGACGATCCCGGCGTCATGCCCTCGGCCTTTTGGCGGATCAATGCTCGATGTTGGCCGCCGCGTAGCTGTTGTTCGTTGCGCGGGTGCAGCGCCAGCGCGCCCCAAGTGTCAGGATATTCAAGGCGCAATCTGTTGAAAAACGTCACTTGCTCAGCGGCTTCTTTCGGGCACGCCCCGCGAAAGGACGTGTCTCCGTAGACCCTAAAGGGCAGTTGCTTCAGGTTCACGATCCGGCTCCTTGTTTAGCCCCAACAGGCGGTAAAATCCCGTCTCAGGATCCTTGCGATACGTCACGGTGCGCGGCGGAGCTTCGCCACCAGCAGTTGAAGCATAAAACTTTTCCCACTCTTTGCGCTGCTTCCAGCCCTTGCTTTCAGGCACAAACCAAACGCTAAACGATCGATAAGGCGTCACGAAGTCAGCGCGCATCGTCTTGTTGCCAGCTTGCGAAACGCCCTCGCGCACGTCCATGCTCAACACTTCGTCGGTTTGCTCTTGCGACGGATCGCGCTTCAATCGCTTGAACTCCGCAACAAGCTTTTCATTCGGGTTTACGATCTCCGCTCGGCACCTGAAGCAATACCGCGCCGCTATGTCGTTTGGCTCATTGCACTCAGGGCATGGCTTGAACGTCCAGCGATAGTTGCAGCGTTCATAAGTGCCGCCCGGCCCCGTCTTGTGCATCGCAATGCAGCGTCGCCCGTAATGACCCGGCAAGGGGCCATATTCTGTCTGAATTTGCAGGCCGTTCAGATCCAAACAATACCCGTTTTCATCCTTCGGATAGTCCAGATAGTCAGGGTTGGCCGAAAACTCGTTTTCATAGCTGCATTCAGGGCAAATCGCCGTAATGCCTTCGCCCTTCTCGCCTTTCCGCTTGGCCTCGATCTGCGGATCAAACAAATCCCCATCGGGGAAATGGTCGTCAATGTTCGTCGTGTAATCCAGCACAAGGCAATTCTCTTTGCCTTCGCACAAGCGCAGGCCGCGCCCCATGATCTGAGCCCAAAGCCCCGCGCTTTCCGTCTTGCGCAAAATGGCGATGCAGTCCACATGCGGCGCGTCAAAGCCCGTTGTCAGCACCGCCACGTTGACCAGATACTTGATCTCCTGCGCCTTGAACCTCCGCAGGATGCTTTCCCGCTCCTTCTTTGCCGTCGCCCCCGTGACAAGCGCGGATAGCTGCGGAGGCAGGCTTTCCATGACTTCCTGCGCGTGCTGAACGGTTGCCGCAAAGAACATCACGCCGCGCCGATGGCGGCATTGGTTTACCACGTCCGCGACAATATCCGCCGTCAGTCGCCCCTTGCCGTGATACGCGCGGTCAATGTCGGCAGCGTCGAACTTGCCACGGCTGTTCAACTCCATTCCGCCCGTGTCGTATCTCTCTGCGCCCGGTGATCCAACCATCGGCGGCGTCAGGTATCCCATCTCAATCAACTGCGGCGCGGTGATCCGGCTGACCAGCTTGGCAAAGTATGGGGCGCGCGTGGCACTGTCGTCGTTGACGCGGCCGTCGGGCCACATGCGGAAAATATACCCGCTGCCCATCCGGTAGGGCGTGGCCGTGGTGCCGATCACGCGCAGGTTAGGGTTGCCGTCAAGCATCGCTTCAATGATGGCCTTGAGCGTCGGCGTGATCCCGTGAGCCTCATCCACGATCACGGCGGCATAGCCTTCCTTGAAGCGGCTGATCCGGTTTTTCACCGTCAGGGGCGAGCCAAACACAACCGGATGCCGCAACGTCTTTGCGCCCGCGCTGGCGCTGAACATGCTTGCCGGGTTGCCTGTCGACAGAAACTTTTCGCGGTTCTGCACGACCAATTCAGCGCTGGGCGCTAGGCACAGAACGCGCTTGCCGGTGTGCCCGTGGATCGTGTGGGCCAGCGCCGCGATAATATGCGACTTGCCCGCGCCGGTTGCGGCCTCAATCAAACAGGCTGCCTTGCTCGTCTTGACGTGGTGCCACGCGGCGTCGTGGGCCTCTTGTTGATACGGTCTTAGGGGCACTAGCAAACTCCCTCTTTTTCGCGGCGGCGGCGTTCATGATGTGCAGCGCGCGCACCGGATGCACTTCCTCCAGCCGCGCAAAAGCCTTGGCAGACTTCTCCGCTATCGCGGCACATTCCGCAGGGGTCTTAGCGTCACGCAAGGCAATCAGGATCTTGTTGGCGATCTCGTTTGCCTTGCGCTCCTGGTCAGGTGTCACTTCACCTGCCAGCTTTCGGAATGCTTGCCGCGATACGGCTCAAGGTCAGCATCCGGCGCAATCTCCTTCAACGCCTTGGCATAGCTGACCGCTCCTGCGCGCTTCACAAGCGTCAAGTTTCGCCCCGCAACCTCGGCATTCTTGCCGCCCGCCATATCCACCAACCGCGCCAGAATGTCCTTTTTGCGCGCGGCGGCGTTCTCGATGGCCTCGGACAACTCGTCGTATTCCGCGATCAGCTTGCCAGCTTCCGGCGTATCCACGACAACCCGTTTCGGCCCTTCATGTTCTGCCGGGTCTGATTGCGTTGCCTCGATCCAGAACGCTTTGAGCCGTGGCAGGTTTTCCGCGATCCAGTCAGGGTCATAAACCACCTTGTCCAGCCGATGCCCGTGGGGCGACCATTGCCAGAAGTCGCACCAGAGCCGATCTGTCACGAACAGTTGCAACTGCATCTGCGCGTAATAGTGCGGCTGGTCCTTCACTGACTTGAACGCTGGGTCAGGGTCTTTGCGCAGGCCAAACGGGCACTTGATCTCAAGAAGGCCGTCGCGTTTGACGTACCCGTCAGGGCTGGCCCCGCTCCAATCGCCAAGCGGGACAAACCCGGCAGGCTGCACCGTTTTGCCCGTGTGAATCTCGTATGCCGTGCGGGCCAAGTCCTCGTTGGCATTGCCATATTTCGTGGCAATGTTGCCTTGGAACTCTGACGGCATCCCGTGCATGTCGCGGACAAGCGCCCGCATACAATCCTTTTTGCTTTGGTATGGCGCAAGGCCCAATGCCGCGCCTGCCATGCTGGCGGTCAGACGGCCCTTGCGGGCCGCCATCCATTCCGGTGTGCGTTGTTCTGTCATGTCATTCTCCATGATACTGCCACAATACGGCGTTGCAGTGCGCGTGAACCGCGCCTATCGTCATTCCTGTTTTGTGGCAGTGGTGAAGATGAACTGGCCATTCAAAAAACCGTTCTGGGAACAACCTGCGCTTTACGGGCCTCGCCGCAATGTCATCGCGCGGACTATCTGCCAAATGCGAACCGCAATGGGCGCAGAGTCCATTTTGTTGGCTTTGATATTTGTGCCTGACCTCACGCCGCTGTTGCGGCGTAAGGCTTGGGTAATGTGCTGGCAAATTCATTAGAACGGGATTTCGTCGTCAAGATCGAACCCGCCACCGGAAGGCGCAGCGCCCGCGCCCGCGCCGCCGCCGCTGGACGGCTTGGCGGGCAATGCCTTGCCCACGGTCGTCTCGCTGTCCTTGGGCTTCACAGCGCTGACCCAGTTGCCCCGGATCGTCTCGCCGGTCTGGCTATCGTTGATAGACCATTCCATGCACTTGATGACCATGCGCGCGTCCACCAGCGCAAGCGACAGGCTGTCATTGGTCGGGGCGTCCATCGACTGCATCAGACGGCCCTTGGCGTTGGCGTCGATGGTTGCGAGCATCTGGCGCGCCTTGTCGCGCTTGGCCTTTGCCTTGGCCTCGTCCTTCGCGCCCGGGTCCAGATCGTCAACCCACAGCTTCTGAAAGACAACGCGGTTCAGGAACGCTTCGGGCTTCTCCACCTGCCACTGAATTTCAATGAAGCGCTCTGCGGCGTCACGCTTGGACGCCCACTTCACCCCCTTGATATAGGCCAGCACGTCCGAGTTGTTCGGGATCGGCTCCATGTTGCCGCCCGGAACCTCGTATTCTTTCTTCACGTCCTCGTTGGCGCTTCCGCCGTCGCTCAAGTCCCAGAATGACATGCCTTATCCTTTCACAAATTCCGCAAGCGGGTTTTCGCCCAGTTTGACTTCCACGGGTTCCGTGATCCCGTAGGCGTTCTTTGACACGTTTGACGCGGTAACGTGCATCACCAATTCCCGCGTGTCATCGCTAACCGCCTTCTTGCGGTCGCCCTCGTCGCCCCGCAGCACGATCCGCTGGCGCAAAAAGCCGACCGCGTCCACATCGTCCAGATATGGCGGGAGGCTCTTGTCGTGCGTCATCCGCAGACTGTAGCGGCTGAAATCGTCCATGTCGGGCAGGCGCATGGTGCCGACTTCGGTGTGCGCCAGAAACACCACGTTCATGCCGCGCTTGATCCGCATCATCTCGGCGGCGTTGCGCATCTGCTGATGGCGCGCAGCCAGCGCGGAAAAGCCCGCACCATATCCGCCCAGCGCCTGGTTCAGCGACTTGGCCTTGCCGTCTTGCTTCAGGATGGCTTGCACGAACATGCGGTCGGCAGCGGACACGGTGTCAATGACGGCTGTCCTGTAATCGTGCTCTTCATGCACCAGCGCCTTGAGTTGATCCCAGACGTTTTCCTCGCTGCGCACGGGCGGCAAGGCTGCCGGACGGAAGGCCGCCGGAATACGGGATACGCCGTCCTCGCAGCGCACAAAGATCGGCTTCGGGAATGTCGCGGCAAGCGATGACTTGCCAAGCCCTGCGTCCCCGCAAATCGTTATGATCTGCGGGCCTGCGTCGGGAACGCAGGCAGTTTCAAGGATGCTCATCCTTGTCTCCTTATTTTGTGGCCATTGGCCTTGCGTGGCGGCGACACGCTCCTAACGCCGCAAGACAAGGCTTGCACACGCGCGGCGCTCTGTGCAAGGTGAAAAACGCACACCAACGGGAAAAAAGGCGCAAAACATGCAGGACATGGAAAAGATCAAGGAGGCATTGCAGGACCGTGTAGTGTCCTCGGTCGCGGAAGCAACGGGCCTTAACCGGCGCACAGTATCCGAAATCAAGGCGGGCAAGCGCACAACCGCCAGCCGGTCTACGATCAAGCTGCTTTCGCTGCACTTGGGGCTGTCCGATGACGAATGAACAGCGGGCGGAATTTCTTTGGCGCGGGCTGTCCGCTGCGCTTCGGCGAGACCGTGATTTGACCATGACAACGGTTTCTTACTGGCTGAACTATCACGGGGCGGGCGGGCCACTTGTGCCTATGGATCAAGAGCGCGTGCGCGGTGACGCGCAGCTTTGGGCCGCAGCGGCAACGCAGCCGGAACTTGAGGCATATCTGGCGGCGGCGGTGTTGGAGTTGGAAGGATCCACGGTTGCCCCGCGCGCGGTGAAGCGGCTTGCGGCGCTGGCTTGGCGTCACATGGGCGCGGAGGATCGCGCCAAGTTTAGGGAATGGATCAAAAACCAATGACAGACAGCGGATGGAACCTCAGCGACTACTTCACCGGCACCAGCTACGACGAACAGGCGACCGAAAAGGAGGAAGAACGCAAGGCGGCGATAGAGGCGGCAAAGAAGAACGACTTTGCGGACTTTGACGCCGGTGCGGCTATGGCCATTCCCAAGCACGACGACTTTGACGCGGAGCGGGTGGAAGATGACGATTTTCCGTTGCCGCTGGACGTGTCTCAGGTGGATCTTATGCGCCCGCCGGGGTTTGTAGGGCAGGTCGCGGACTGGATTGACAGCCAATGCCGATATCCCCGGCGCAGGCTTTGCGTGGCGGCGGCGCTAACGGCGGTGGGCAACATCGGCGGCATGTCGCACTATGACCGGCGGGACGGCATCACGGCCAACATGCTGGCCTTTTGCGTTGCGGCGTCATCGACGGGCAAAGAGGCCGTTATGCAGGCTTTCAACGATCTGCACATCGCGGCGGGCGTTCAGCGGGCGCTGCAAGGCACGATCAAGTCGGAGCAGGAAATCATTCGCAACCTGATAGAGCACCAAGCGGGCTTTTATTCGATCGACGAGATCGGGATATTTCTTGGCAAGGTCAGGAGCGCGCAGAAGCGCGGCGGCGCGACGTATCTTGAAGGCGTGTTCGGCACGATCATGTCGGCCTATTCAAAGGCGAACAGTCGGATGCTGCTTGGCGGTGACGTGTCGCGGGAATTGCGCAAGCAATTTGCGGGCTATCTTGCGCGGGCGAATGACGACGATGACGAGCGCGGCCAGGAGCGTGCGCAGCGGATGCTTGACCAGATCGACAACGGGCTGGAGCGTCCTTTCCTGTCTCTGGTGGGTTTCACGACGCCAAGCACGTTTGACGGGATGATGGACGGCGAGACGGCCACGCAGGGTTTTGTGGGGCGTGCTGTGATCGTGTCGGAGCGGGACATTAACCCGCGCCCGCGCAAGGCGTTTCGGAAGGCGGATATGCCGATGATGCTGGGCGGGAATTTGGCGCGGATTTACGGCGGGTCTGATGACCGGGTTGAGTATTCGGGTGCGCGGCGGGACGTGGTGACGGATCCGGAAGCGGATGCGGCCCTGGACGCGATTGCGGACTGGCTGATTGACTATGCGGACCACATGGGCGAGCGCATGGGAGAGGCGTCTGTGGCGATGATCCGGCGGGCTTATGAGTTGGTTGCGAAGGTGTCTTTTGTGCTGGCCATTCCGACCGGGACGCGGACGGTTGAGCATGTGCGCTGGGCTTTGGGGTTTGTGAAGGACGAGGTTGATTACAAGGTGCAGTTGGTCTTTGCGAACGACAACGCGAAGCAAAAGCCGGAGGACGCCTTGGCGGCGCGGGCCTTGAATTTGATTGATCATGACAACGGTCTGACGGTTTCGATGCTTGCCAACAAGCTAAAGGTGGACAAGGCAACCGTTGACGCGACAATGAAAAGCCTGGAGGCGGCGGGCGAAGCCGAGTTGAAAGAGGGCCGCAAATATCGCGGTAAGGTTGTGCTGAAATGGTTCAGGGCCGCGCCCTGATCCTATCTTACCCAAGCCGGATAAGATGCAATCGCCCGCAAGCCTTTGGTTTTGCGGGCTTTTTGCATCTATCCTATCCAACACATGTTACCCTTAGAGATACACAAAGAGAGACCCCTAGAGAGGGTCCAGAAAGTGACCCCCTAGAGAGAGTAATGGGTGGAGAGAGAGAAAAACAGTGTCAGGTAGAGATGAGTATGATGTATATGATGTATTTTTCTCTAGTGTTTTCAGTGCCTTAGGGGTATCCCTATCTTATCCTATTCGGGTAACATGCGGGTAAGATGCAGGGGGATTTCTTTTCCTCTTTACCTAGCTAATTCTACCTTGTATCTTGGTTCTTACAGGCAAGGAGAGTGAAGTGAGAACTTTTGACATAGACGCGGGAAAGACTACCCATCCAGACTTTCGGCCCATGTCAAACTATGGAGCCATCGCCGCCTTTCTCGACCAGATTGAAGAAGGCGAAACCGTCTGCGTGCGGTCCATCACAGACGCTTTCGGAAAACCCGTAAGTGCAATGAACTTTCGGGCGTCAGTTTCATACCTGAGAGGAATCAGGTGCTTTTCAATAAAATCAGGAAAAGACGGAAGCATTCTTGTAAGGTGGGTGTGATGACTGCCACAACAGAAGAAATGCTTACCGTCGCGTATTTGACCCCAGCGCTTAACGCTGAATGGCAATCAAAGCTTGGCAAGGCCATGCTGGCGGAAGCGAAGAAAGCGACAGAAGGCGTCAAATTCAAGGCAAGCCGCTTTCCAAAGCCGTCCGCTGGTGATGGCAAAACCCCATCCGAGCAGCGCCGTGAAGCGGCAAAGAACGCACACCGCAAGAAGCTGGCAGACATCCGCGCAGCGCGGCGCAAGGCGCTCCTGACCCATGCCGCGCTTACCCCGCGCACACGGCAGCAATATCTCGCCGCGCTGGATATTCCGCCCGCGACCATGGACGGCCACTTGGGCTGGCTTCGGCGCGGCGGATACGTGCAGCGCCGTTCGATCCTGCAGATCAACTGCCACGGCACTCAGCGCGTCAAGGTCTCGCTGTGGAAGGTGACACCCAAGGGCCGCGCGGCAATCGAAAACACCCCGGAGGAATTTTGGCTATGACCCTGTTTGAATATTGGCGGAAGCTGCACGGGCGCGGATGGCACCAGAACGCCGACATGGATCACACCGGCGACGTGACGCACGGACACGCGGCACGCGTGGCGCTGATGGCCCTGCACCTGTGGCCGGATGACTTGGCCCTCTGCGCGGCCTGTCTGGTGCATGACGCAGGCGAGTGGATCGCGGGCGACGTGCCCATGGACGCCAAGCAACGCAGCCCGATGCTGCGGGCGATGATCGAAAAGCTGGAAGCGCAAGCGCTCACTGAAATGGGCCTTATCGGGCACGATACGACAGACCCGCGCGTGAAGATGCTGGATCGGCTGGATCGCTACCTCTGGACCGCGACGAAAGCGCCATGGCTGCTCAGCACAGACGAGTGGTTCAATGCGGGCGTTGCCATCTTGGAAATGGCGAAAGACGCAGGTCTAGGGGATGAAATATGTGCCTGCCTTAACGAAGCGGAAAGCCGGAGCAACCCATGAACACCCACGTTCAAAATCTCCGCCATGCAGCCGCCGCGCTAGATCGCGGGCTATTGGTGCACCCTAGCAACATCCGCGCCGCCGCCGACGCTATGCAGGACGCCCTGACGCGGGCCGAAATGCTGAACCAGGAGCGGATGGAACTCCTGCGCGAGATCGCAACGCTCCGGGCATGGGAGGGCGCGGAATGAGCAGAAACCGTGACGCTAAGTTGAAAGAGTTTGCAAAGCACTGGCTGAACGGCCCTTTGCCAGCCGACCTTATGGCCGACCTCGCCGATATCCTTGAGGATGAGGATTACACGCCGGAAAAGCGCGCGCACCAGATCGTCTGGCAGGCGCTAAAATATGGGATGGAGACTGACAATGGCAGATAAACCAGAAAAACTGACTATCACACTGGCCTATGATACTCAGATAGTAAAAGACGCGCTTCGCGCGGAGCGCTTGTGGTATCTGGAAGCGTTTGAAAAGATCGAATACGGACTGGAGGATATAGTCGATTACGATAATCCGGATCAAGCCGGTGCAATGGCAGCTTGCCGCGACCGCATCCGCAAGTTGCAAGAAGAGTTGGGCGCGGAATGAGCCGCACCCACGCCGCCCTGCAATGGTTCTACAGCCGTGGCGCAACTGTCATATTCACCGGCCCGGACGCCCCCAGCGCTTCAATGCTGACGCGGCTGCAACGCCTTGGCCTGATCCACATGCCCGACGCCGAGGGCTGGCGGCTCACCGACGAAGGGCGGGAGAAGCTATGGGAAAGCGCGCGATGACCATCGGAGCGAACGCTACCCTTGACGCGGCCCATCGCGTCTGATTAGATCACCAAGCGCGGCTAGACTGGCCGGTCGAAAAGGGTGACGCTGACCCCTGCCGCGCGTCTATCATAGCGAAGCAACAGGAGCGACGTTGCAGCATGTCAATCGAAGAATATCGCGCATTTATCGCGTCAAAGAAAGCGGCGGCGCAATCTTTGCGCGGCATATCAGGATACGACCTGTCAGACATGATGAAGGCGCACC